GCTACGGTATTCACAAAAGCATATTGCCTGATAGGGCTATACTCAACCAGTTTTTCAACAATTTTCCCGAAGAGTTTCTGGGGGATTAAATATCCGCCTTCTGCTGGAGTTGTGGTGATAGGATAATAAGTGTTCTTCATTTCCGGAGGCTCTTTCCCTGTCTTGACCCATTCCCAGAATTTGGCCTCATATTTCTTTGCATCTTCATCTTTCTGGTCAAGGCCCTTGAATCCGGCCGCCTTCATTTCCAGGATTTGCTTTTCCAGGCCTTCGATTTTTTCCTTAAGTTCTTTTCTTTCTAATTCTTCCTTTTCCATTTTTTCTTTCTCCTTTTCATTGTCCTTCAGAGGCACGTCTATCTTGCCATTCTGAGTGGTTTTCTCCGGCTCAGTATCCCGAGTGGTTTTCTCCGGCTCGGGTGGCTCAACAGAATGAAACTCTGGAGGCTCTTTTTCAAAATCTTTATAGTGTTTAGCCAAATGATTATACACGCCTTTTCTGTCTGCTTCCGGAATATCGACCCCGCCCCTGGCCCCGAGTAATGCAGCCATTGCAGCAGCCACTCCACGCCAGACAGCCTTCAAGTCAGCGGCTCGATGGTGTGGTAGCTTGTAGCTCGTCTTGATATCCGGATTTTCAGAATCATACCACGCACAGATTTTTTTCAGAGTATCAACATCGGCTTCTCTGACTTCCTTCCCAGCATCCCATTCTGTGTCTTCTTCAGCATTGCCATAATCCCTATATGGGATGACAGACTTGAGATCGAGATTATCCTGGTTCATGTCTTTCCCTTCAACATCGCCAATATCATCATCGGTTGACAATTTCGAAATGTCAAGAGTCTTGACCGTTTCGATCACCGCCGCCGGCTGGGCTGGGAAGGTCACGGCCGATACTTCCCAGAGTTTTATCTCCGTGATTATTCTGCCTCGACCTTCGTCAACATTTTCCCATTTGACCAGCTCGAACCCAATCGATAGGCCATTAACGGCCTGCTCTTTCATCAAGGCTCGGGCCTCTGCTGCTCTCTGGACGTCCAGGATTAGTTTACCATTAGTAATCTTCAGTCCTTTCTCATCCTCTTCCATCTCGACCCAGCCAATTGGCTCCTGAACCATGTGCTGCCAGAGAAACGGGAACCTCTTTTTTTCTGATAGCGTTTTCTTGAATGCCCCAGGCTTGATGATATCCCCGTCCAGGTCTTCTAGCTCGAAAACTGAAGCATAGCCTGTGAAGTATCCTGCGTCGTCCGGCTCTGTGAATTTCGCTCGGAAGTTTTTGATCTGAATCATTTTTTGTTTTCCCATCTTTTCCTCCTAATATGGAAGCAGGGTGCATCTGCAATTACACACTTGCTCTGGCCCTGCTTTCGGATCGCCTGGGTAAGCCATTGCCTGGCCCCCGATTATAAAATCTTCTGATATCGGTATAGGATTCTGGCTGTATCGTTCGTCTGCTTCTATGTGGTCTTCTCTACTTGTTGGAAGCATTGAACACAGCCAGCCCTTGTACTCAGTCCCTTCTTCTTTCATCCCTTCGAGCTGACCGAAGTTGTCAAGCTTGGCCGTTTCTGTGAATGCCCAGAGGCGTGCCTTCCATCCGGCCCAATCAATCATATCATCCCATATTTTCTCAGCCAGCTGCATGACTGACAGCGGCGGCTCTGACATCTGTGCCTCTTCAATTATCTTCTTGATTTTCAGTATCGTAGTCTTCGCCACCTGTGTCCCGCTCTCAGTCATCATCAATGTAACCAGAGCATCAAACTTTTCTCTCCAGGCCACAGGGATATCTTCCGGCTCAACTTGCTTTTCCGAAAGGAAATAATCTACATCCTTCCTGGCTGCTCTCTGGCCTGCCCTGAATCCAAGTATCAACATTTCCTCATATGCCGGTCTTAAAAATTCTTGATAAGATTCCTTCAACTTTTCCTGGCTGGCATATTCCAGAACTTTTGGTATCCCGCCCTTCCTGGCCGCAGAGGTTAGTTCCTTGGTTATGTCTCTTAGCCACTGATCAATAGCTGGCTCAAGCTTCGCAGCCATTCTGTCTGTCCGGCTCTTGTAAGCTTTCCAGAGAATGCTTTTCCTTTCTCTAGGTGCCCAGAATTGGTCACCTTTAGTTGTCATTTTGGTTGTCGATTCGGTTGGCGATTGCTTGGCATTTTTTCCCGACGGCTTCACTGTCAGAAGCGGCACTTGATTGAAAGTTCCCATCACCACATCGCCACCAGGGATTTCCTCATGCCCGATATACTTTCTCTTTTCGTTCCATGTCAGGAAATCAAGTTGATTGACAAGTTGAGCCCGCTCTTTCCAATCATCCTGGAGAGCTTCGATATTCGCCCTGTCAATCTGGAGCCACATTCCCTTGCCCCAGAGCGGAACGATTGAGCGGTTGAATTCGTCAATGATGAAATCGCATAGTGGCAGCACGGTCTCCAGGTAGAAAGCCCGCCTGGCCTCTTTCATATTCGAGTATGTTTTGTTTTCTGAGTCACCCAGCAATTCTGATGGCACATCGAATAGGGCGGCCATCTGCCTGAGATAGACCTTCATCATCTCGACCCAATCAGCATCCTTGATGGTCATGCCGGCTGGCTTCCATTCTAGCCCGCCTTCAAGAAATAATGACCGGCCAGCATTTGCGGCACCGGCCCACGCCGATTCAAACTTGGTCTGAATCTCTCGCTTCTTGGTCGGCCCCAACGGCTCGTCTGTCACTATAATTCCGGGCGGCCTCATATCGTTGTGTAGCAGCGCCAGATTCCATTTTTCAGTCAGGGCCAGAATGTCGGCCAATTGCTGACCTGGAAGATAGAATGGCAGGCCATAATAATCATTTCCAGGGTGCGGGTGCCGAATATGACAGATTTCCTCCTTCTTGAACTCTCTAATTCTTTTTCCCTTGAATTTGTATCCTGCAATAAGGCCCGTCTCGCTATCAATGACAACTTCCATCCCGATAGGATTGACAAGAAACAATGAACCGGTCTGTCCGCTTTTAGCGATATAGACATAGGCATTGCCGGCCAGAAGAAGATGAGTGGTAAGCCTCTGGTAGAATGCTCGGCTTCCTTCAGATAGGTTCGGGTTATAGAGCATATCAAGAATCGGGTGCTGGTCAATCTTTCCTTTTGGCCCCCAAAGTTCAAATTCTAATCCACCGACCGCCTTTGCAATTTTCGTCACGCAAGCAAACAGGGCATAGTTCCCGCAGTAAGCGTCTATAGCATTAGAGAATTGGTCAGAACGATAGCCACCCAGCCCCCAGAAATACATTCCGGCGCTCGAATACGGCGGTTGTATTGTCTGGCTAGCCGCCTTCATTTCCTGAACCACTTCTTCTTTTTTCTTCCGTGAGAATATGCCCATCTCAGATACTCCTCACACCAGGCCAGGCTTCCCGAGTTGCCGCCCAGTAAGCCAGGGCCAAACTCATCACACAGTCGTCTGTCATTCCTTCCGGCGCCTGGTAGCTGATGTTTCCACTTTCGCTCTGCTTATAATCCAGAGCCTTTAGCTCGTCAATTAGTATGTCTATTTTGGGCAGCTTGATTAACTTTTCCCCGAATCCAAAAATGAGGTTCTGAATCAGTGCCTGCTTCTTTGTCCCAGTGAACACAAACCCTCTGACATAGATGTCTTCCATTAAGAGCCCTTCAACTATCGGATCACCAACTCCAGTCTGGTCAACTAATGTTAAGGCGTCATATTTTTGAACTATCTCTTTGATTATTCCCTTCTGAACCTCCCAGTTAACCTGTGTTAACCTCTTAAAATCAATTAACCGAAGTTCATCATCAAGAACAGTTATGACCGTGTAATCATGATGTCGGGCCAAGTCTACTCCACAGTAGTATACTTTACCTTCTACCTTCTTGGCCTCTATCTCGGGAAGAACCACGCAGGCATCTACATTCTGGATTACTTCTCCAGATTCTTCCAGAAACTCGGCCAGGTATTCTTGTCTAAAAACATTTTCCGGCAATGTCTTCCTGGCCAGCTCAATATCCTGCTCTTTCACTTTCGGATTGTCAGATGTCGGGAATCTCCAGCTCTTGTAGTCTGGATATTCAGGATTCTGGCCCATAAGCCATAGATGATAGAACCAGTTTCGGCCCTTTGGTGTCGAGATAAACATTACATCCCCACCAGTATCGGATATCGCCGGCCTTAACACTTCTTCCCATGCAGCCTTAGGAACTCTGGCCGCCTCATCAATCACTAAGCGGTTAATCCCCTCTGCTCGCAGATTATCGTATTTTTCAGCAGTCCTGAAACTGATTACACTGTGATTGATTAGTTCCACTACCATATCACTTTCACTTACCCTCGCTACTATACCGAGGCCCTTGCCCAGTCGTAGAGCAGTCATCAGCCTTTTGAAAGCATACCGTCCCTGTCGATATGTCGGGGCCACCCACATGCAGTTCCAGCCTGGATGATTGACCGCCCCCTCCAATATCCAGTTCAGGGCAGCAATAGTCTTGCCAAATCGTCTTCCAGCCGCAATAACCTTGAACCGGACTCCCAGTGTAAGAAACTCCAGTTGTGATTTTCTCGGAGTAATACCAACTATCTTCATTCACCATTTTCCTCATTTCCTAAATCATATTCAAAAGACAACTTCACCTTTTCGTTTATTTCTCCGCTTATTTCTTTTCTGTCTCTCCACCTATCTGGACGCCTATTCTTTAGCCAGAAAATTATTGCCGTTGTATCGCCGTTCATTGCCTTTTCATATAGCCTTTTTACCACCTGGCTGTCAGCCTTTATTTTCCCCCTTTTTAAGGCGTGCCAGAAGTCCGGGTCTTTCTTATATCGCTCCAGCGTCCGCTCCCCTATACCAAGCACGAGTGCTATATCTTCATCAGTCAGACC